GGGAAGGGTATCGTCGAGGATGAATACATCTTCGACGAGGTGAGGAGCCACTGCAAGTCGAGGGGCGGGGTCATCAGGGATGGTCTCAAGATCAACATTGGTGGCGAGGGTGCCTGGAAGGAGCTCCTCGTCAACGACGAGAAGACGGGCGAGGTTTATGCAGAGAAGAAGTTCTACAAGTCTGATTTTGGTGGTCTGCTACGAGATGAGAAGTACAGGAAGTACATCATGACTGCGATCGATGCTGCATATACCGTCGTCCCAGGTCCTTCTTCGTCCTCAGAAGAAGAGGAGGAGATCACCTCCGATGAGTAGAACAAAGACGTGGGTGAACTTCAGAGGAAACAAACCGCAATATCAGACTCCTGATTCAGCAGGTGCTGATCTCGAGTCCTCCGAGGACGTCACGATCGCTTCAGGCGAATGGCGCCTCGTTGGCACGGGTCTCTTTCTTGAGATTCCTGACGGCTACATGGGCATGGTGTGTCCCCGGTCCGGACTCGCAGTGAAGCACGGAGTCACGGTCCTCAACGGACCCGGCATCCTCGATTCCGACTTCAGAGGTGAGGTCAAGGTCGTCCTGATCAACCACTCGCGTCAGGATTTTTTGATTAAAAAGGGAGATAGGATTGCACAGTTGGTTTTCTCTCCTGTCACCCAGGCGACTCTGGTTCACAAGGAAACGCTTTCAAGCACCTCTCGTGGGAGCGGCGGATTCGGATCCACGGGAGTGTGAGATGATACCTTACTTGATCGTCGGCGCCGTTTTCGGTTTCTTGTTTGGTTACCTTGTCGGAAGGATGGACGCGATCACGTCTTTGGTCAAACAGAGAGAGTCATCGTCCTTCATTTCGGGGCTGGTTCGTGAGGAGAAGGCGAAGGAACGCTCTCGAATTCAGATCGACGACAAGAAGTTCGTCACAGACGTCTCAACCGATGACCTCCAGTCTTCGACGACGACGCCGCTCGGATCAGTCACGTCATCTAACGACGATATCTCCGCTGCGAAGCACAAGCTTGCCCAGTTGAAGAAGCTGAAAGGATGATAATTAGATCATGGCTAAAGGATTAGACGTCGGAACATCATTCATCGTGCTCTCGTCGGAGGACAAGGACGGAAAGGTCGAGTACAGGGACTTCAGGGACGCATTCTACGTCATCAAGCCCACGACTCCGATCGCCACGAAGATGATCGAGAAGGGCCTCGCAGGCAAGACATTCGTGAAGGACGCAGACGGATCTTTCATCATCCTCGGGAAGGACGCCATCGAGAAGGCTGTGGAACGGAATGACTCAGCCAAGAGACCGATGTACCGCGGCGTCGTCTCTGCAAAGGAGAAGGACGCCCGACGGGTCCTCGCGTACATCCTCAAGGAGGTCGCCGGAAAGGCGTCTACTCCCGGAGAGAAGCTCGTGTTCTGCGTCCCGGCGCAGCCTGTCGATCAGGACGGCGACGACTTCGACGTCGGATACCACGAGGACGTCGTGAAGAAAATCCTTCACGAGTGCGGTTATGAACCTCGAGCCATCAACGAGGCGGAAGCGCTGTGCTACTCTGAGCTCTCTAACGATGACTATACGGGAATTTGTCTGTCTTGGGGTGCAGGCATGGTCAACGTCTGCGTCATGCTAAACGGAGAACCTGTAGTTGCATTTTCGACGACGAAGAGCGGTGACTGGGTCGACAGGATGTCCGCAGTCGCGACAGGAGAGACGGACTCAGTCGTTCAGGCCGAAAAGGAACAGGGAGATTTCTTCGTAGGACAACCGAATGACAATCAGGTGCTCGCAGCTGTCGCTACTTACTACGATCGACTCATCGACTACACCACCAAGCAGCTAGTCGTTGCGATGGACGGGCACAAGTCTCTTCCAAAGTTCAGAGATCCGCTGCCCGTGGTCGTCGCAGGTGGGACTTCAAAGGCGAAAGGATTTGTCGATCTCTTTAAGAGAAAGCTAGAGGACAACGGATTCCCGCTTCCGGTCAAGGAAGTCCGTCACGCGGCCGATCCGCTTCATGCTGTCGCCCGGGGCTGCCTGATCGCGTCTCAAATCCTATAGTTCACTCGGCGTAGGCTGTTTCTTCTTCTTCATCTTCGGAGTCGGTTCATCGGTTATTCCTGTCGGAGCTCGACCTTTGGGTTCGTCGTAATACCTCACTGCAACTTCCTCGGTGAATCCGTAGTCGAGTAGAACCACTTGACCGTCCGGCGTCTTCCCCCAGTGGTCCACTTCGGTTAAATCTCCAAGCTTGAGTCTGTCCTTGCCCTTTTCAGCCATCTTGTATACTTTTTTGGTGAAAGGCGCCGCGTCTTTTCGCAGCTCCTGTGTGCCCTTTAGCCTGGCCGACGACGCGATGGTTGACTCTAGGTCTGACACGAATTCCTGCCATTTAACTCCAGCCAATTTCTCAAATTCAGAAGTGCTTTTAATGGGCCTCACGAGGTCCGCGACGAGCCATCTATTTTTTTCATCTGCGTCGTGTATGTTCGTAACGACCCCGGCAGTTGCTGGATCTGTATAGATTTTGAGTTCTGCGTCATTTTGTGCGACACCCTTCGGATTCAGGGCGAGCTTGAGAACCTTTCTCGAAGTCAACGCGAAGACTATTCGCGAGCTCCCTTTTCCAAGAGTTTCAAGAAAGTTCAATGCATATGCGAGCATGACTGTTTCGTTCGGCAAAGATTTGAATTTTTCCAGATTGAACTTCAGTGAACCTTCCCACCTGACGACGGGATCCTTTCGCGACCTGATTGCTTCGGAAATAATTGCTCCGGAAATAATTGCTCTGATGTATTCTCGCAACGCGCTTTTCATGTTCTTTAATTATCTTGTATTCATGACAATTCAGTTTGTAATGTTGACGTACAGCGTAGCGAATGAGCAGCATGATGCAGACTGAAAGTCCCGTCGCTCGTCCCGTTTTCATCGTGGACGGTCTCAACATGTTTCTCAGATCACATGCAGCATTTCCCACCATGTCTTCTCACGGTTATCAGATGGGCGGTTGCGTAGGATTTTTGCGGTCTCTCCAGCGGTTGTGTCGAGAACTTCATCCTGCACGCATCTATATCGCGTGGGAAGGCGGTGGGTCTCAGCGTCGGAGGAAACTGTACTCAGACTACAAGATGAATCGTCGACCCGAGAAACTAAATAGATTTTACAGTGACGACATACCCGACACAGAAGAGAACAAGCGACATCAACTCGTGACGCTGCTGTCCCTCTTGAAGCATGTCCCTGCATGTCAGGTCTACGTCTCCAATTGTGAGGGTGACGACGTAGTCTCCTACCTTTGTAGGGGCCCTCTTCGCGACCTCGAAAAGATCATCGTGTCGTCTGACAAGGACATGTATCAACTCTTGGATGTCAGGACGAGAATCTATTCTCTTTATCGGAAGCGATTCATTACATCAGAAGACCTGTTCGAGGAGTTTAGGATCAAGTCACATAACTTCGCCGTCGCCAAGTGCCTCTGCGGAGATCCATCGGACAACGTTCCCGGAGTCAAAGGAGTCGGATACAAAACTGTGGCAAAGAAATTCCCAATGCTCGGAAGTGACGATGTCGTCATCTTGCAGGACGTCCTGGACTTCGCCGTCAGTCACCGAAATGAAAGCGTCATCTACAAGCGTGTGGCTGAAGAGTCGGACCTCGTTAGAAGAAATTGGCACCTGGTTCATCTCGACGGTAGCATGCTGTCCGCAGATCAGGCAACGAAGGTGGATTATGCCGTGGAAACATTTGTTCCGACTGTCAGTAAGATTCCTTTCATCAAGATACTGGTGAAGGAAGGCGTTTCCCACGATTTTGACGTCGACGGATTCTTTTATGACGTCTCGTGCACCGACGGAATTAGATGACACTCAGAGAGAACATGACAGAAAACGAAAACAAGTCAGGAACCGCTGTCTCATTCGGACAATTTGGAAAGTCATTCCAGGAGAAGCTTTGCCAGGCCCTCCTGGTCGACAACAAGTTCGCCGAACAGATGATGGAGGTGGTTGACATCTCGTACTTCGAGG